GTGCGGTTGCCTATGCGTGGTTCTGGGGCGCGGCCGGCGCAGAACTGCTCGGCGCGATTACAACGATCAATTCCGTGGCAATCACCGCGGTGGCAGGGGGAACTCAAACGGCCGTCTCGTTGGGCGCCGCCGCCACCGACTATTCCAAGAACGCGCTGGAATGCGACGGGCTCATCTCCATCAACAGCAAGGCTGGAATGGGCACATATACCATGCAGCAGGCGACCGGCGTGGCCGGAGTCGGCACGCCGCTGACCGCCGATGGCGTCGGCGGTGTCGCCGAACTCGACACCGCCATGAAATGGATGTGGGACAATCTCCGCATTGGCCCGAGCCGAATTTTCATGAGCAGTCAGGAGCAGCTCAATATCACCAAGAAGGTTCTCCAGTCCCCCGGCGGCAGCGGCGCTCAGCGCTTTATGATCCAGGCCAACCAGGGTTCGGTTATCGGCGGTGATCTCGTGGTGGGCTATCTCAACAAATTCGGCAACAACTATGCCGGCGTTGCCGGACAGTCGGCCAAGTTCGTCCCCTTCGTCATTCATCCGGATCTGGCTCCGGGAACGATCATCCTCGACACCGAGGAACTGCCCTATCCGCTGAACGATACGCCGAACGTCAAGCGCTTCCTCGCCCAGGAAAACTGGCATGCGACGCTCTGGCCCCGTGTCCGTCGCCGCTATGAATACGGCGTCTACCTGCGCGGCGTGTTCCAGCACTTCTTCCCGGCCTCCACGGTCGTGATCTCGAACATCGCCAACGGCTGACAGCCATTCCTGACAGGAGGATGACTTGACGAAAGAAATGCGTTCCCTGACCGGCCACACGTCGGTCCATCATGACCAAAAGCTGTACCACCCAAACAAGGAGGGAGTGTTCCTGGTTGAGGACGGGCATGTCGACGCGCTCAAATCGCACGGGCTGCTTCTTGTGGACGAGGCCGACCTGGTCGCCCAGGCCGAACTGACAAAACGCCGGACCGATGATCTTGAGGGCGAAAATGCGCGGCTCAAGGCTCAGTTGGCGGAAAGCGCCCTTGCCAAGGAAAATGAAGAGCTTCGCGCCCAGCTCGCCGCCCTGCAGACCCCGGATCCGGCGGCCGGCGAAGGCAAGAAGAAGGCCGCGAAAGCCGACGGGACGGAGGGCTGAATGCTGCTCAATGTCCCTCCCGGCATTACCCAGGTTGTTGACGACGCCGGCAATGCGCTGACCGTCGTCGGCGGTCAGGTGCATGTCGAGCCCCATCTGGTCGCAGGTCTTCTGGCCCAGGGTTTTACGGTCGCCGCGACCGATGCCACCACCGCTGATTCGCCGGAATTTACCGGCGATACACAGCTTCCGTCGGAGTAAGCGGAATGCCGGCCGGCGATCTCACCACCCTGGCGAATGTCGAAGGGTTTCTCAAGCTGCAGGCGGGCAATGCCGACGAGGCGTTGCTCTCCCGCTTGATCACGGCCTCTTCGATCTTCGCGCAGAGTTGGTGTAATCGCCAGTTCGCCAGCCAGTCCTTCTCCGAGACGCGGGACGGCACCGGATCAAATCGAATGGTTTTTGGCAACCCGCCGGTGAGCGCGGTGACGTCGGTTGTGATTGATGGCTGGTCTATTCCGATCGGCGATGCCGTCTCGGCGCCGGGTTATTATTTCACGCCGAGGCGGCTGATGCTCAACGGCTATCGGTTTTCGGTCGGACTGGGCAATGTCGAGCTGTCCTATGAGGGCGGTTTCGCCGCAATTCCTGACGATATCGAGCAGGCCGTGATTGAGATTGTCGTGCATGCTTACAAGGAGCGGGATCGCATCGGGCACTCCTCCCAGGCGATGGCCGGCGAGACCACGTCCTACATCGTCAGGGACATGCCGCCGCGCGCGGAGTCGATCCTGCGAAATTACAAACGCGTGGTGCCGATATGAGCGGCATCGGCATTGAGCAGATTGGACTCGAGTCCGTCACCATTCAGCTTCGATCGATGCCCGATCGGGTGCGCCAGGCGCTGGAACGCGCAGTGGAAACGGAGGCGCTCAATCTCGTCCGTATCGTCAAAGAGGATAAACTGTCCGGCCAGGTTCTGGGTCAGCGGACCCACCGCCTTCGGGATTCGGTCCATATGCTCGCCCTTGAGTCCGACGCGGACACGGTCGAGGCGGCGGTTGGCGTCAACCTGAAAGACGCCAAATACGCAGCTTTCTGGGAGTATGGGTTTACCGGCATCGAGCAGGTGCGCGAACACACCCGGAAAATAACCCAGGCATTCGGCCGCCCGATTGATGAGCGCACCATTCTGGTCCGCGCCCATGCGAGGCATGTCGATCAGCCGCCGCGATCCTATCTGCGCTCAACGCTTGGTGAGGAGGCGGACGGGATCCGGGCGCGCCTGCGGGCCGCCGTCGACCGCGCCGCCGCCGGAGGCGCCGCATGATCCGCGAGACCTACTATTCCGCATTGTTCGCGGTGCTGCAGACCCTCCAGGGGTCGGCTTTCTCACTGGTGTCGCGCAAACTCCTTCTTATCGGCAACATGAACAGCACCGATTTCCCGGCGCTTTTCATGGTGGTTCACAACCAGGTTACCGCCGCCGGCCCGATCGGCCTGCCCGGCAAGCGCACGCTCGGCGCCCAACTGTTCATCTATGTCTCCAATCCGGATGCCACGGTGAGCGCGGATCCGCTGCTCAACACACTGATTGATGTGGTCGAGGCCGCTCTCGCGCCGTCGCCGATGAGCGGAACCCAGACACTGGGCGGCATCGCGCAGCATTGCTGGATTGACGGGGTGACCGAAGTGTTCTCCGGCTCGAACAGTCAAAGTGCCGCCGCCATCATTCCCGTCAAAATCCTGGTCCCCTGAAAGGAACCACAATGGACGAAGCAGCTTCGCCTTCCGGCAACCCCATACCACCCCCAGAGAGCGAGCCGACCATGTCGGCCGCCGGCGAGGCTTCAGCGACCTCGCCGGCGCCTTCGGGGTCGGTCGGAATTTCCGATGAGGTTGAAGATCCGATCGACGCGCTGGATGCCTGGTTTCATCAGCACATTCACGACTCGGTCTACAGCCGCAACACCTTGGTCTACAACCGCATTGTTTCCGCCTATTCGGTCATCAGGGCGGAGTTGATCGCTCTGGCGTAATTCGAGCAACGGAGTTTCTCATGGCACTCGCAGTTTTCGGTCCCGGTTCGCTTTATGTCACGCGAAACGACATTCCAAATCAGACGCCGATCAACGTCGGATATTGCAACGAGTTCTCGTATGACGAGTCGGCGGAATCAAAGGCGCTTTATGGCTCATTGCAATACGCGCTCGCCGAAGCGCGCGGAACCATCAAGGCGACGGGCAAGATCAAGGCGGCCAAGTTGTCCGGCATTGCACTTAATGCCGTGTTTCATGGCCAGTCCTTCGCGGCCGGCTCCCTTGTTATGAGCCAAACGGAACTTGGCACGCTGCTGACGAACGCTGTGACCGTCGCCAACGCGGCGCATTTCGACACCGATCTCGGGATCATCTACGCCTCCGGCGCGTCGGCGGGGCTGCCTTTCCAGAAAATGCCCCCGGCGACCCCCCAGGCAACGCTGACCGTTGGGCAGTACACTGTCGCCGCCGGCGTTTATACCTTTTCGACAGCCGATCAAACCGCCCAGGCGGCTGCCGGCGCAACCCCGCTCGTCGGGATTACCTATGTCTTCACATCGACAGCCGGGCAGTCTTTGACGGTGATGAACACGCCGATCGGCACCACGCCGACCTTCCAGATCGATTACGCCACCACCGATAATGGGCAGGCTTACTACGGCCGCTTCTTTGCCTGCGTATCGACCAAGCTCTCGAAGGCATTCAAGCTTTCTGATTTCATGATGCCTGAGATCGATTTCGGCTTCTTCGCCAACGCGGCCGGCCAGGTCTACAAGGCCGGTTATTCCGAGGTGTCGTGATGAAGAAGACTCAGATCACGATCACGCTGGGCGGTGTCGATTATAAGGTCCACCAATTCTGTGTCCGGCAATATCGCGAATTTGATATGAGCGCAGCCCGCTACGCGCAGGCCTCCAAATCGGATGATGCCGAGGCGCGGGCGGCGGCGTACTGGGATCGCGTGGGAGAGGTGGTCGCAATTGCCCTTTCGCCGGATTATCCGGAACTGTCGCCGGATGTCCCCAAAAGAATCGTTGCCGATGATGCTCGGGTGGCGATGGGTGAGATCTTCAATTTCCTCGGACTTGTGCCGGTGGGGGAGCCGGTGGCGGCGGCGTCGACTGGGTCTTTGTCTACGGACGCTTAGCCGCCGGCTGCGGGTACACGCCGTCGCAGATCGACAAGATGTCGCTGCCTCAGGTCCTTGAGCAGTTCGATTATTGGGAGTCCCAGCCACCGGTCCACGAACTGGTGGCTGCCTATCTCGGATATGAGCGCCCGAAGACGGTAGAACAGCAATGGGCGGAAGGCGCGATGGGTCCGGCGGAGTTCGCGGCCCATTTCAAACAGACCGGCGGAAAATTGGATAAGTCATGAATGATGATGCGGTCCAAATCAAGATAACGGCAAACTCCGCCGATCTTACCGCTCAGATCGCCAAGGCTGAAGACGCGTTAAAGCGCCTGTCAACCTCCGTTCAGGGCACCACCTCGGGCCTGGCGCCCCTCAACAACGCAACCGCCGAATTCATTCGTCAATATGACCGTGCGGCGGCGACGCTCGATCGGTCGCGCGCCGCCTTCAGCCACGTCACGGACGCACTGGCAGCCAATGAGATGTCGGGTTCCCAGGCCGCCCGGGTGATGGGTCTCATTGCCAGCGAGGCCGATCGCGCGGGGGGGGCTCAGGCCAAGCTTGGACATGGAACGGCTGGAACGACCCGGGAATTTATCGTTCTTGGGCATGAGGTTGTCAGCGGAAATTTTAGCCGCATTCCCGGCTCCCTGATGGTCCTGGCCGAGCGTTCCGGCAATTTGTCGGGAATCATGGGCGCGCTCGGATCGACCACCGGCATGCTGGCGATCGGATTCGCCGCCATTGCCGCCGTGTTGTTCGAAGTCGCCAGTTCGTCCGTGCAGGCCAACGAGGCGCTCAACAACATCCAGTTGACCATGGCCGCCATGGGACGTGGCGCCAGTTACAGCAAAACGTCGATCCAGCAAATGGTTGTGTCCCTGCATGAGGTGACGGGCGCGTCCAGATCCGATCTACGCGAAATGTATGATGGCGTTATGTCGATTCCCCGCGCCGCCCAGACGACGCGCGACAGTCTGGTCCGGTTGGGGCCGGCCTTTGCCGTTGTCACCAAAAAAGACAACAAGGAGGCCGTGGAAGAGCTTTCGAAGTCGTTCTCATCCTTCGGCGGCCTGGAAAAGCTTGCGGATCAGTTCACGCTTTTCGGAGTCAGCGAAACAGCCGCGTTCAACGACGCAAAGAAGCTGAATGACATCTGGAAAGCCCAAGACGTCGCCCTTGCCGCATTGAACCGGCGTTTGCTGGGCACACAGGACGCCTACACCAAGGCGTCTCAGCAATCGGATGCGTTCCAGCGCTTCATGGCTGGCGGTGAGATCCGTCAGGCCAAGGGGCGTGGCCAAGGGTCTGTCGCGGTTCACCCCCAGACTGGCGAAGGTCCCAGCCAGGACGATCTGAAGGCTATCGACGCCCAGTCCAAAATCGCGGCGGACACCCAACAGAATGTCGACAAACTGACCGCGTCCTGGCATGGCGCCAAGTCCGATCTGGATGCAACGATCGCGCAGATGTGGGCCGATGCCGTCGCCAAATACAAGCTCGGCGGCGATACATTGCTGGCCCTCCAGCGCCAGCAACAATCCGCGATGCATACCGCGCAAGACGCGGCCAGTCATGAATCTGTCCAGCTCGCAGCCGCCGCCCTTGCTGAAAAAACCGCTAAAAGCAATCTCAGCCGCTCCCAGGAGCTATCCGCGCAGATTTCGTCCGACAAGGAGCTGCTGGCGAGCACCAAGCTGACCTATGAAGATCGTCAGCAGGTCGCGCATGATTTGATGATGGCGGAAGGCAACCTGGTCAAGGAAGGTCAGCGGGTCAAGATGCAGGCCCTCCAGGAGGGGCTTATCCTCGCCAGGGCCGGGAGTCAGGAGCGGATCGCCGCAGCCGAGAAAGAGCTGCAGTTTGTAACCGCTACCTATGGCAAGGAATCGGCGGAATACAAGGCTGCCCTCAAGGAAAAGCAGTCGGCCCAGCGAGAATTTGCCCAACAGCAGGAAGAAATATCGCGGATCCGCCTCGATTCTGAAAACGAGGTCAGCCGGATTGACCTGCAATCCTACAAAGACCAACTGGACGCCAAGGTTGCCGCCGGTCAGATGTCGGCCGCGAGACGGTTGCAGATCGAACAGGATCTTACCCAGCAGATGGCGCAACAGGAAATGGAGCGCCTGCAAAATGCGATCGCCGCCGAGCAGGAAGGCGGCGCGGCCTATGAAAAGCTTTATGGTCAAATTCAGGTGTTGGTTGCCAGGACCGGCCAGGAACTGAGCAAGCTGGACGCCCAGATCGCCGAGGGGCTGAAAAAGTCGGCGGATAAAGACGACGGGCAGTTCGACAAGCTCTTCCAGCCCATGGGCCGCGCTTTCGATCAGATGGTCTCCGGCGTGATGATGGGGACCCAGTCCATTCAGCAGGCGATGGCCAGGGCCGGAATGAACATGGCCACCGCGTTCGCGGCCGATATCCTGAAAATGATTGCCCAGGAAGCGGCTTTCGAGGTGTTCCATGCGCTCGCCTGGAACAAAATGGCGACAGCCGTACAGGCCGACAGCAGCAAGTCGGCCATGTCCTTCATTTTTGGCAAGACTGAGGAAACCGCCGCCGTCACGGGGGCAACGGCGGCGCAGACCGCCGCGGTTACCACGGGAGCCGCTACACAGGCCGCCGCCGTCACCGCCGGTCAAACTGCCCAGTCGGCCGCCGAGAGCACCGGCATTCTGAAACATGCCGGATCGGCCGCCGCCGCCGTCTATGACGATGTCGCTCAGATCCCCTACGTCGGGTGGATGCTCGCGCCACCGGCCGCCGCCGCGGCTTTCGCCGCCGTCGCGGCCTTTTCGGCGGAAGGAGGCATGGGCAACGTGCCCTATGACAACGCGCCATTCTATTTGCACAAGCGCGAAATGGTGCTCCCGGCCTCGATCGCGTCGCCGCTGCGGACCGCCATCCAGAGCGGGTCATTCAGCGGTTCATCGTCGTCAGTTTCATCCATTTCCGGCGGTAATCACACCATCAATGTCAGCATTTCCGGCGGGGGCAACATGACCGCCGCTCAATTGCTGCAAAATGGACGGGCCGTCGCGCTGTCTATCTCGAACGAACTTCGGAACCTGAATGCCGACCTGATCAGCGGTCTGCGGAGGGCTGTCGGATGACACAACCCTTCCCGACGCTGGCAGGCCAGGACATTTCCATCACCCGGACATCCGAGTTCAAGACGCGGAAACCGGTCGCGATCAGCGGAAAGGAAACCGCGATCGCCGACTGGAAATACCCGCGCTATACCTGGGAACTCAAAGTCAACCTGCTCCGCCAAGGCTTTTTCCTCGGCGCGACCTGGCTGGAATTCCAGGAGCTGATGGGGTTCTATAATGCCCGGAATGGCGGTTTTGATACATTCCTGTATCAGGATCCGGATGATTATCAGGTCAACGGACAGGGGATCGGGATTGGAGACGGCACGCCCCGCTTCTTTCAGCTGGTAAAGAGTTTCGGTGGTTTTGTCGAGCCGCTGCTGGCCGTAACGGCCGTCGACATCTATTTCAATGGCACCGCGATTTCGACGGGTGGAACAAATTACGGCGGCACCAATTATGAGTGGGCATGGATGGGTTATGACGGCCTCCAATATCCCGGAGGCGGCGTGCTGCCGATCGGCTGGTCGTCAACGCCAGGTCAAATCTGGTTTTCA